CCGTGTTTTTCGTCCTGCTCCCCTTCTTCCGATGGAACGGAGACGCAGGATGCCGCACCGTAAGTGCGGACATCAGCCGAGACGAGCAGGTCCATGTGGCCGCGAACTCCCTCGTCTGTAAAGAGCTTGGTGTTACTGTGACCAAGAACCTGGACAAGCTCCGCAAAGCCACCGTAGCTTGGATCATGCAGCCCCTGGGCTCTAACCCTACTGACCCATATCTTGACCGTGAGTTCTGGCTGAAGCAATCCGACAGCCTTCTGTATAGTGGCAAAGCAGAAGGGCTTATTGCTACCCGCCGTGCTCGTATGCCCGCCTTTTTTGAGCACTCTAATGTCAATCTTCCTGAGTACGGCTGAGTTTGATCGGCTGCTAGAAGAACTAGACGAACTATTTCCTGACACCTTCCCTGACTACACGCTGTCTGAAAAGGACATTGCCTACCGTGCTGGTCAGGTGTCGGTCGTTAGATTTTTGAGAGAAAAATTATCCCAAGATTAACTATGTGTGTTGGTCCTTTTAAGTCCTCCAAGCCGCCCGAGCCCAGTATTCCTACTCCTCCACCAGCTCCTGCACCTGTTCAAAAAGTTGAACCGACCAAGCCTCCCACTGCTACCCCTGCTCCTGAGCAGACAACGCAAGAGAAGCCTGCCCTGAAAAAGAAAGATACAGGCGCTAAGAAGAAACAGCGCATGCGTACTGGCACTTCAACTCTGCAGACTTCTCCAGGTCAAGGTCTTAACATTGGTGGTGGTAGCTGATGAAGAGCGCACGGCAACGGTATCATGAACTGACCAGTGGCCGTACTGCCTTTCTCGACATTGCACTTGAGTGCTCTAAGCTTACGATCCCTACTCTGCTGATGCACGAGGAGACGACAACCGATCACACTCGGTTCAAGACTCCTTGGCAATCGGTAGGTGCGAAGGGAGTTGTTACCCTGGCATCTAAACTGATGCTCGGTCTGCTCCCTCCCTCTACCTCGTTCTTCAAGCTCCAGCTGGATGACTCCAAGCTCGGAGTTGAGATCCCTGCTGAAGCAAAGAGTGAACTGGATCTAAGCTTTGCAAAGATCGAACGTATGATCATGGAAAGCATTGCTGCTTCTACTGATCGTGTTCAGATCTTC